CGTGCATAGGTATACCCTACACGATTTTAACATTTCAGTCCATACAGGCGTATGTATGACTACAATCACTAAGTGAAGAGAAGACACTTATAATATGGTAGACACTTAGCTCTTTATGCGACTGAAACTAGCACTCTCACCGCATATTTGACCGAAAGACTGGCATATTATAACTATATTGGATCTTAAATATTGTACTCTACATACGGTTGTCCCTGTGAAGTGGTGCTAACCCCCCCCCCTTTTCAAATAATATTTTGGAATAAAAGTTTTACCCCGCCCGATACCGATCAAGGAACCCCACTGGCTTCAATATGCTATTAACTTAGCTTGTTGAATTATCAAATTCGCTCGGGACGCAAAATGCATGCCCTGATGGCACTTACTATAAACGGAAGAACCGGAATAGTACTAGAATATAAGTCACGATGTTGATTCCCTATAAGTTTACTTTAGGTTTCCAATAATAATCACGATGCTTTTCTAGATAGCCTATGCTGCAGAATATTGCCCGACAGATAGCCGCAAGAATGACTACTCTCTCAAAACACTCAAACTCCCCAAAACTTACCCCCTCACCCGCCCTGAGAGCTACTTATCAAAATGCTAAGCAGCTCTGCTCGACTCCCCGATATATTATTGCCCGAGAACGTGAAAACGCACGACTCCTTGCCATTAAGATGCGCGAATTGCGTGACAAACGTATTGCACGTTTCGAATCCTTTACTAGCTTGACTGCTGCATGTAACGATAAAGCCAGTCTTCAACCTTTTAAAGAAATTTTCGAAATGTCAGAAGCTCTCAACATTGATCTCAGTTCCCCCTGTCCATCAAAAGTTGAAAGCTTTGAAACGATGTATGCATTTGTTGCAGATTTGGCAAGAAAATTCAAGGATGGAACAGTTTCTGTTGCTGAATTTGTCACTGAAAGCTTTGCTAACGTTATTTCGGCTGTGAAATCATTTTGCTCAACAGCTCAAAAACTTTGGAATTTTGCGTCAACAGCTTCAAACCTAATTACAAGTACTATTGGATATAAAGATTTATTCTTTGTTCTTGGTTTCTTTGTAATATATTGTCTCTTGGCTTTGACTCCTTTTGAGTTTTTGGGACGTTCAATTTTCATGGCTGGAATGATGTTCTCTTCAAATGTTTACATTGCTGAAGCTGCGAAGTTCATCACTGTGATGTCTATAACTTGGTCCGTTGCAAAATGGCTCGTTCCAACAGTGCAAATCAATGTTGCAAATGTTGCTCATGTTCAAGGTTTTTCCCAACACCCGTTTATGACTATTTCATTTGTCATCGCTGCTCTTATGTGTGGCTGTTCAACTTTTGCTTTTCAGGAGAAAGCTTATTTGGATTTTGTCAAACGCCTTGATGCACACTCAAAATTGGTTACAGCTGCATCACGCTTGTCTGAAAATTTTGGAAATGTTTTTCAAACTATTCTCACACATTTTGGAATTGATTTTTGTGGATTTGGTGAAGGAGAAAGTGTACCAAATGATATCAAAGAGCTTTTGGCTGTATTGAAAACATTTGATATGACCAAGCGTGCAGAAATGATGAATAAACCAGAAATTTCTATTGAAGTTGAAAGTATGTACAACAAATACATGGCAATGAGAATTGCATATCGAACAAATCGTTCCATTGTGGCAATTTTGGACAAAATACAAGCACCTATCGTTAATTTATATCAACGAGCTTGTAATTTGCACGGTGCCTCACTGAAGAATCGAATTGAACCTGTTGTACTTATGTTAACTGGTGGCTCTGGTGTTGGAAAATCATCAATTTTGTATCATATTGGCTCAACCGTTTTGGCCCATGCAAAGAAGATCACTCCAGATATGACAAACGCACAAATTCAGGAAGCGATCGACAACTGTTTGTATGCTCGAATGCATGAACAAGAATATTGGGATAGATATCAGGATCAAGCTGTCACACTAATTGATGATTTTGGTCAGGTTCGTGATACAACATCCAATCCTAATGTTGAATTTATGGAATTGATTCGTATGAGCAATCCTTTTCCGTATCCTCTTCATATGGCTGATATTGAATCCAAGAAGACTGCTACCTTTACATCAAAATGCGTTGTTGCAACAACTAACTTGAACATGTTGAAACCAACTTCACTTGTTTCCCAGGAAGCTGTTTGCCGACGTATTGACATGCCATACAGTGTATCTCTCAAGAGAGAATTTGCAGACCAATTTGGACGCCTGAGATCAGAATTCAAACAAGGAACAATCAATGTTGATGTTTATGAATTCCGAGCTTGGAATCCAATGACTGGTCAGATTGGTGAGGAAGTTATCAGTTTTCAAGACATGATGCGCAAGCTGTTATCTCGACTGCAAGAAAAGAAGGACAAATATACCAAGCAAAAACAAGGTTTGGCTGATTTCGCACGACAAATGATGGCAGAAGCAGAAGCAGCACAAGTTGAAGGATGGTTTTGGCCAACTACTACTCGTGAAGTTTACCCTGTTCATACACATGAAGTTTGTGATAAGATGGAGGAGCGATACGTTTCAACTGAATACCACAATCCGGAAATGAATGAATATGATGAACTTTGGGCTGCCCTTCGAGAAGAAAACAATTTTGAAGACACCATGCGCTCGTTTGTTGAACAAACATCTCAAATGGAATTGATGGAAGACGATATGACTTGCTTTGAAATTTGCACATCAGTCTACGATTGGTTGAAGGAACAAGACAAGAAATATCACGTTTTTTACAGTGTTCTGGCTTTGCTTGGTTTATTCCTTCTTGGAACTTCTGTCTACAATCTCTACAAAGCTTTTTCACAGGATGAAGAGTCATGGGAGGTTGAATCTGGAAAATCACGCCAAGCTAAAGGACAAGTCAAAATTGAGTCTGGGAAATCACGATTGAACAAAGGACAAGTGACCATTGAATCTGGCAAATCAAGACAAATGAAAGGACATCCACAAGTTGAATCTGGTAAAGCTCGTATTTCAAAAGCACAAATGAAATTGGAATATGGGCCGCAAGAAATTGATATGACAGTTGAAGGCTGGTTTTCAGACGACATCACAACACAACGTATCAAGTGGAATGGACTTCTGATCAAGACAATGAACTATGTTCAATCACTTGGTTTGCAAGATGATGATTATGTTGAATTTCTTCGTGACGCTATACCATCTTGGAGTACTTTCAAAACAATGTCAGAAGAAGAAATCGAGAACATTGATATCACCAAACGAATGTTTTGTAATCAATATGAAGGATGGGTTTCGACCAATGCTTCCGACCTCAACATCAAATTGCGTTCAAACATGGGAAAAATCTTGTGGTTGAATGACAAAAATGAAATTATAAATGGTGCAGCCCCTATTCGAATTTTCTTTCCAGTAGGGCGTACCTTTATAATAAATGCTCATTATGTTCGTTTGATTGATCGTATGCAGGAAAAACAACCAATGTTCAAGATTCGCATATGTTCATCCTTTTCTGACACAGGAATTGATTACTATTGGAAAGATCTTCAACCACTTGTCAAGGATTACACTCGTGCAGGCCAAATGACTGACTTATGTTGCATTCAACTTGATAAGAAATGTATGCGATATCCTGATTTGCGAAAGCACATTATGGAACGACCTTACCTTTCAAATCTTGTTGGTACTCGCGTTGTTTCAACTGTTGCCGATTGTGCCAACAAAACGTTTGAGACGAAGTTTGGCATGGTTGAAAACTTGACACTTCAAGAGACAGTTGATACTGATGGATCACGATTCACATGTCAATCTGCAACAACCAATATTGGTTCCCGTGAAGGAGACTGTGGTAGTGTTTATCTTATGGATAGTCTGACTAGTGCACGACGTATCTGTGGAATTCACTTTGCAGGCTGTGCAGGTAAAGCATGTTTCATTCCTCTGGTATATGAAGACCTAGTCGACATTATCGATGAAGATGAGCAAGTTTTGCCAGATTATGTTCCATCTGAAGACACACCGGCTGCTATTGTAGAAGGAAATTGTGTTTCATTGGGTGATATTCTTGATCCTCCATATCCAAATGTGAGAACAAAAATTCACGCAACTCAGGTCATAAACAGAGTTTATCCAACAGAGATGGCTCCTGCAAAACTGATGCACCCGGAAAAGGTAGATGGCCCCATGTTCAAAGGAATCCAAAAACAATTCAAGAATGTGCCAACACTTGATGCAAGTATTCTGAAAAGAAGTGTCCTATCGTATAAACAACAATTAGCGAAATCAAAATGCAATTATTCAAACATGAAAGTATTGGATTTTGATCAAGCCGTCAAAGGAACTGATTCGGAATATATCAAGGGAATAAACCGCGTAACATCTGCAGGTTATCCTTGGTGTCATGAGAAATCAAAAGGCAAAACTCTTTGGTTTGGAAATCTTGAATGGGATTTGTACGGAAAGAAAGCTCAACAAGTTCGAAAGGTTGTCACCAAGCAAGTCGAGGCCATGAAGCAAGGATTTGTTCAACCATACATCTTTGTTGACACATTGAAAGATGAGACATTGCCCAAGATGAAGGTTGAAATCGGCAAAACACGTGTTTTTGCAGCTGCTCCAATGGACTTTGTCATTGCATTTCGAATGTACTTCATTTCATTTATCGCTTTTCTTATGGAAAAACGTATTGATACAGAAAGTGCTGTCGGAATTCGTTGTCAATCTTTGGAATGGGACAAACTTGCAAAACATTTGTTGAAGTATGGTGATCATCACGTGGCTGGAGATTTCAGTAATTATGATGGTACTCTGCATCCTGACATTCTTTGGAAGATCTTGGAAGTGATTGAAGATTATTATCGTCAATCTCCAACCTACAAGAAAGAAGACACAGTGGTTCGTAAATGCTTGTGGGAAAGTGTTGTTAATTCTTATCACATTTGTGGAAAGAGATTATACAAACTCAATCACTCGCAACCATCAGGCAATCCAGCAACTGCTATTTTGAACAGTATGTACAATTCGATTGCGTGTCGTGTCACATTCTATACTGAACGACCAGGAAATGAAGAATTCAATGATTGTGTTTCAATGATTGCTTATGGTGATGATAATCTTCTGAATATCTCATCACGAGTTTCAACTTGGTTCAATCAGGAATCGATGACTCGAGCTTTTGCAACGTTTGGCATGATCTACACGGATGAAGAAAAGACTGGAATAATGACAGGCTTCAAGCTACTTGACAATTGTTATTTCTTGAAACGTGGTTTTGCTTTTGACTCCGACAATCGTATATGGATGGCTCCCCTCAAGATTCCATCAATCCTTGAATGCTTCAATTGGGTTCATGGTAACACATGTGAAGAACGGGTGATTGAACAAAATGCACAAGCGGCTTTTGCAGAACTGGCATTGCATGACAGGGAAACATTCGACAATTATGTCCAGAGAATCAAAATGGTTTGTGGTGACGAATACGAACTCACGCTCGTAAATCAAGACTATCATGATTATCGTCTAATGGTGCGTGATAACACACTTCTGACAAATCTGCCGGAACTCAATTGGGTATAAGCAAAACCCCCGCCCGAAGGCAATAAACTACAGGTCAAATGAATCAATAGACCGTCCATTGAGTTGGGAAATAGAGTGCCTATTTAGGAAACCACACTCATGAGCAATCCTCTAAACAAGGTTGATTCAATCCTACAAGCTATAGGCTGAGCGACATAGGATGTAAATAAAGCCTGCAAACACAAACACAAACACACACACAAACACAAACACACAAATTAATGACGCTGTCAATGGAGATGCATTTGTTGGATCTATTCTTGAAATAAATCAAGACGTCACTGGATTCACTGAATTTGGTACAACTGAAAGAAATATTTCAAATCAAGATTCCTTCAGCACTCCATTTGCTCCATCAATGCCCGATTCCGATATGAAACACATTACCGACATTTTGTCTCGATATCATCGATTTGGTGCTTATAAACAAGAGACCCACTACATCAAGCCTCTTGCCGATATCATCAATTCGATGCCAACTCTTGACAAATTGCGTGGTTTCATGGGTTTCACAGGTACTTTCAATATCAAACTCACCTGGAACACAGATCCGACTATGTTGGGCATGTTTCTTGTGGCTTACACACCACCTGGTGTTGGAATTGCTACCGGTTCAGGCATTAAGGGTAAACAAACATTCTATTCTGGTTGCCCACACGTCATTATCAATATTGCAGAAACTACAAGCGCAACTTTGAGTATTCCCTACGTTGGTGAAGCAAACATCATCCCAATGTATCCAACTAAAGTTCCTTTGGATCCCTCCGATCGTCCTTTTCTTGGAAATATTCATATTATTCCCATTGTTGCGCTAGCTTCTGCTATATCACCCAATGCTATCAACATGTCTTTGTTTATCAATGTTGAGAATCTCAAAACATATGCTGTTCAACCACGAGTTGCACATGTGCAAGCATCAGCAGCCCTAGCTGGTATCGTTGAAGCCGCCAAGAAGAGTAAAATTGTTTCAAACAGTTTTGGTTCTATATCAAAATATTTGAATGCAAATAATGACAAATCTTTTATTGGAGGTCTTTCACGTGCTGGTGGTTGGGCTTTTGGTGCTGCTTCCAAAATCTCAGATTTACTTGGTTGGTCAAAGCCGCTGGATGTCACAAATCTAGTTGGTGTCGTTCAATTGCCCTATAGGGATTTGTATACTTGTGATACAACCTTTGTAGGTGCTAAGACAACGCAAAATTATGACCAGGGTATCTCCGACTTGGATTTGAGTGGAAGATCAGTAGATGAAATGGCGATTGCTGCTCTGTTGGACAGACCGAACTTAATACCAAATGTTCAAGACGTCCAAGACACAGAAGGAGTTGGTCACATTTCTCTATCTAAATCTTTCCCGGAAGGCACGCTCATTGGTTCGATCCCCATCAACTCATCAGCATATTTTGATCTAACGACTGATAGCACACATCATTACACAACAAACACACAAATGTCATATGTTGCCAAACTTTTCGAATTTTGGAGAGGAGCAATCCGCATTTTCATTCGACCTGTGTGTACAAAATTCCACTCAGCCCGTCTCCGTGTCGTGTTCATTCCTGGAGAGAAAATCCTGGATTCAACACAAATTATTGACACCATGCAGTATACTTATGCTCATGTTGTTGATATTCGCGATGCCAACACGTATGATATCGAAATTCCTTTCGTACATCAATACCCCTGGGCACGCACAGACAACTCGATTGGATATCTCTATTTCTTTGTAGAAAATCCCCTTATTGCACCGGAAAATGTAAGCAGTACAATCTACTTTCCACTCTTCGTTGCTGCTGGTTCAGATTTCGAGTATGCAGTCCCATGTATAAAACATGTTGGTACTCCATCTCCAAACCTCCAGTTTGCACACGTTGAGAGCTCAAGTGAATTGGCAAATATTGTTAACATTGCTCCGAATACATCATCTGACTCCGTCACGGCCCATTCAATGGCTATTGGTGACCCAGTGAGATCATTGCGTTCAGTATTGAAACGCTTTTGGCCAGCTGCATCTTTTGGCAACGATCAAACTAAGTTATTTCTTAGTTCTGAACCAAGTTGTCGAAGTGTAGCTGCCGACCCTGATGATGTGCAAAAGGATTTCACACTCTTTACTACATGGCTATACGGATTCCATCGAGGCGGAATGCGCTGGTATGCTCAAAACTACTATCCAGCTCGAATTAGCACTATTAACCAAGTTACTAGTGATAGTTTTAGCGAAACAGGTGCTGTTGTACCCATGGACTCAACGCTGCGACCAGTTCAAACAATTACCCTTGGTATTATTGATTCTGCAAAGCTTGAAATCCCATATTACAACCCATCTGTTTGTGTCAATCATTGGATACGTGGTAATGTGAACTCCTCCGGACTTCTATATGATTATTGGACAGGTGCAACTTCTGGTTCAATTTTCTGTAGAGCTTTGGCCGATGATTTTTCATTTGGTTTCCAGGTTGGAGCTCCGTCTATTATCTCAAACAAAAATTGATTCTAGACTGAAAAGTTGCCCCCTTACAAACAACCGAGGCGGCACGAGCGACTTTTATGACAGACTTTAATAGGTGACAAACACTTAATCAACC